AGATAGATAGATAGATAGATAGATAGATAGATAGATAGATAGATAGATAGATAGATAGATAGATAGATAGATAGATAGATAGATAGATAGATAGATAGATAGATAGATAGATAGATAGATAGATAATCGGCGCGAAAGAATTCAAGTAGCTCAAGCCAATATGAAGTCGCCCAACGCTTAGTTTCTTGGCTTAGAGTGTCCGGTTCATATAATTTGCCAAAACTATGGTAATTAACAATATCTTTGTATTTTTCGTCAGACCACGGTAAATGACCCATACACTGTCCACAATTTACTAATTGATGCACCTCGTCACCAACAAGTGGTTGAAATTTTTGTATAATTGCTTCTTTTGATTCGAGATAAGCAACAACAACTCCTTGATCATCAAAACGATCAGATCGTATACAGCATACAATCTCTGGGAATCTGGATTTTCAAGCAATAAATGTAACACAGTACCCCTTGTAACGATATTGCATTCCCAACGAGCACCAACCCTCAGTGTACCATTTACATAGATACCACTGCATCCTTGTTCCATTTTGTGGAACACTGCATTTTGCAGTTGTGTCCTTATCACGACAGAAATCGTCCACGGAATGCAGTCACCGAGCTTGAATGAATTGGGACGTGTTTCACAAAACTTTCTGAGATTTGTGACAGAACGCGAGAAACACATTGTTTGATGCCAAGGCTCATCAAATTTCCCTGCGCCTTCCTGATTAATAAGATAAACCGTAGTGGGGCGCAATCTTTCAGATAATATCTTTTTGATCACTGGATATTTGTTTTTTATAACTAAATACAAGTTTTCCACATCATGACGAGTGATGAAACTTATCATGATATGGAGAACATACTCATCGAGTAGAAAAAGTGCCATTTCCTGAAATAAATCATAACTTTGAGTATCATTAATGAATCAATTTTTCACAAACATGTATGACTTCTGTCCTGACTATGTTTAGAATGATCATCACGGCTATTTGTGATGATTTAACAATATTAAATCATAAAAATTGAATCAAATAATGCATTCGATCTGATTATTGAGGGCATTATGTTACAAATATTTAACTACTTCACAACGATCTTATGTTTATATATTGGTACTAAACAATTAACAGATGATAGGATTATAGCTAGTTATACAACAAGCCGTTTCATTTACACATACACATACACATACACATACACATTCACAAAGCTTACAACAGATATTATTAACTATTATGCCAAGCTGATGATATGTTACTATTTGTATGACTTATTGTTATACATTGCAACTGACGCACCTGGTAAATGCCGGGGAATTATTCATCATATAATTACACTGATCTTAATCCTATCACATGTATCAAATTATTTACCGATGGGTATTGGCATACATTACATTATGTTATTTGAATATTCTAATTTTTTCTTGTTAATATTTCAGTTATGTAATGAAAAACAATGGGTTAAGGCACGTAATATTATTGCATTTCCGTTCGTCGTAACATATATTCCTATTCGATTAATTGTGATACCATTATACTCGGTCAAATATGTGGATATTTTGCAGGGTATGTCACATTTACAATTGATATTATATGCACCATTAATTTTATTTATTAATATTTTTCCGTGTATTTTCGATCATAATCGGGTCGAAATTTATACATTTTCTGACAAATAAGAGAAAAATGCTATTGTTTGATCAATTCTCAGTGTCAATCGATAGACAAATCTCATAAATAAAAGATATCGTCATCATTGTTCTTGATTTTGTTGTAGGTGTTGTCTTCTACATGCGTGTAAATCTTCAACAAATTGTGCGATTTTCTGTGAAGTTATATCAGAAACTTTCGGGAGAGCTTCCGGTGGAAAGAATCGATTGATTACAGCTAAGCTGCAGTCTGTTTGAATTCGGAAATTGAGTCTTGTTAACAAATCAGCTTCTAAATCGCTGAGTTGACCAGGTAATACACCAATAACCTTAGCATAATAAGTATTACTATATGGTTTATCTATCAAAAATTTAGTTGCAACAAGTAGGGATGCCGCGAATAAGCGATGAATATTTCTATCTGACAATGTTAATCTTTGGTCACCTGTAGCACGGATGACTAATGCTAATGCTAATGTAACATAGGATGGGTCTGAATGCGCATTTACCATATATTTAATTAGACGGTCATGATAAAAATCTTGGAATGGTACACTAGCTGATCTGCGATGTGGTATATCATACACAGATGCAGGTGGGATATCTGCAGTTTTTATATTTTCTAATATAGTCAACACTGTCTCTATTACATATTTGTATGTGATACCATATAATATTTGTATGTGATACCATATAATATTTGTATGTGATACCATATAATATTTGTATGTGATACCATATAATATTTGTATGTGATACCATATAATATTTGTATGTGATACCATATAATATTTGTATGTGATACCATATAATATTTGTACATTACATATTATGGATGACAAAGAATCTAGCAAAGTATCTTTACCTAATTGTGACTGTGATGTGAGTTAACAAATAGTGGTACTAATCATGAAAATTTGATTCAATCAATATTCATCATATATTAAATAAGTCTACATTTGATGGAAAGTCAACGTAAAATATTCAATTATGATAACCTAAATGAATCCAAATTTATCAAATTAACGAACAAAAGAGATTTATTTCCGAATGCAATTTCGGCAGCTGGCTGTTTATTTTACAAGGGTGTAAATGGTAAGAAACAGTTCTTGACACAGTTATAAGGGAAACGTCAGAAGAAACTAATAATGTCATTGGTTCGCAGCAATTGCAAACTCTGCTGACTGATACCGACAGTAAATATTTTTACAATAAACAATCAAAATACTGTTTAATTTTAGTAAAGGTACCAGATACATTTTCCCAAATACTTCAGTATTTGATGATAAAGAGCATCATGATCAAATACTCAGAAAACTTGCATGGTATGATTTTGTATCAGTTAAAAAACAATTGGCATATCGCCTATTGAATAACACTCAACTTATGACTGAACTTGACAGACACAAACCTTGTTTGTTATAGTTCAATCAAAATGTGTCCATATACACAGGTAATTTTATAAATTCCAATCAACAGGGGTCATTTTATTCTTTGTTAAAAAATCATTACATTTACTAAAATGTTGGTTTCCAAACCAACCTCCCCGATTGGCAGATAGTGGACTAGGGTGACTTGCTTCAAGAATTAAATGTTTTGATTTATTTGCAATTAGTGGTTTTTTCCCTTTCGAAAACAGACCCCACAACATAAACACAATTGGTGTCTCTGATTTTTCACTGATTAATTGGATGATCATATCCGTGAATGCTTTCCACATTTTCATATGACTTTCTTTTTGTTTATATCTGACGGTTAGTGCCGAATTCAATAATAAGACACCCTGTTCAGCCCATTTAGTTAGATCCCCTGATGTGGGATATTTGAAACTTTTAATATCTGTTGTCAATTCTTTAAAGATATTTTCCAATGAAGGAGGTATTTTCACACCTGGTGGCACTGAAAACGATAACCCCATAGCTTGATCTAAATGGTCAGCATAACAATCCTGTCCATTGAGCAACACTCTAACTTTATTAAAAGGACATTTCTTGAATGCATTAAAGATATTTGCTTGTGGAATGGGTAAAATTTCAATAAAATCACCAAATCCTTCCATTTCTTTGGTAAAATCACGGTCTAATTGAGACAATAAGCCCATTATTTGGGGATCTTTAAAAATAGGTTCCCACGAAGAATCAATATCATCAGCTAATTCTGAAATTTTCTTTGTCCAATGAGTATTTTTTTCATAAATTCGTCTGTGTTCCTCTGCTACATCTTCATGTTTCTTCGAATCATTCTTCTTTTCTGGTTCTGGTTCTGGTTCTGGTTCTGGTTCTGGTTCTGGTTCTGGTTTAGATTCAGGTTCTGGTTTAGATTCAGGTTCTGGTTTAGATTTGGGTTCTGGTTTAGATTCAGGTTTCTTATCCAGTTTTTTCCCTATTTTGATGACTTTCTTGGCAACTTTTTTTGTTTTTTCGGCTGGAACACCCGCTGAATTATTCTCTTTCTCGGATATAGTTGGTATCAGTGTATTAGCTTGTTCATTGGCTAAAATTGCTGTGATTTTACCTTTTTTAGGTACTGGTTCGTCAACCGGTTTATCGGCCGGAATATCCACAATTTTAACTTCATTCGTGTCTTTAATCTCAGATGTAGATATCCTAATATTAGTTTTAATTGTTTCTTGAGTAGCACTTTTTGGTTGATCTAGTGTCCCGACATAAATTAATTGTTTGAGATCAATATGGCAAATGACATCAATCTTACTCTTACTTTCAGGTTTTATGTCCGGATCAAATTGTTCAATGTCTGTCATTCTCAAGTTAATGATGGGATCCGCATATATAACATTGCTTTTTTCTGTTTTAGAAAGGATATTTTCATCACAGTAATCAACAATTTTAACTGTCTGTCTATTTTTCAAGTAATATTTTTTCCTGAAATCATCAATCAGGTTTATGAAACGGTCACTGTAATCAGCTGTCTCATATTCTCCAATATTGTCTGGAAATGCGAAACTTTCAGCATCCGGAATGTCCAACAATCTTTCGAGACATGTATTGAACCATTCACATCGTTTGACTATATTATCATTGGGATATTTAGGTTGTCCTGGATAAAACTGGACGAACATGTTGACAATATAACGATTTTTTTTCCCATCACCTTTAATTTGTAGTGTACCTGGTACAGCTTTCTTCGTTGCTACTCTGTCTGCGTAACAGTTAGCATATGTGTATTTTTCGAAAACTTTTTGGGTAATTTGATCACCTTTGTTGCCAATTGAAACACAATCACACAAGTTACATAAAAATTTTGCTTTAGATTGTATATCCGTCATAGACATTTATTAAATGAGATTAACAATCATTAAGTCGATATATAATCATTCAATTTTTATCTGATAATTATATTTCACAACACTTGAACCGAAGTGAAAAATTGAAATCAAGACTCAGAACATATTTTGTAAAATAATTTACCTTATAATGAAGAAGCAATTACGGAAAGAAGAACTTCATGAATCTTTTACACCCTATATAACTCCAATAGTTGATGGAGTTATAAACCTTCTAAAAGAAGAAGGACAAGTGAATTTTGATTATACCACAGGAGAAATATTATTTGACAACGATCCAATCAATTCTGAACGGGCCAATCTATATTGTGATGATATAGTCGCGGGTAAAATAAGGTCTTATATAGATAAGTACCTAACTAACGGTGACTGGTTTGATAGTGTTGTTCTGCCTGGTATTTATAACGTTGCAGTGACAAATGATGGGGGGTTCAACGAGGATCATAGATCACACCGAATCAATGAACTGGATAAGGATACACCTTCAGCCAAAAGAATCAAAATTTGTTCGGTTGATTTTGATGAAGATGAAGATGAAGATGAAGATGAAGATGAAGATTTTGTCAGCGTGTTTATGCTATTGACTCATTATCATACGAATCTCATTGGGAAAAACATAATGTAAATGGTATTACTTGGGGAGATGTTATAGAAGGAATCCTGATGGCTAAAAGGTCTAAAGGTGATTGGTGGTATGAGTTAATTGTTCATCTTAAAGCCAAAATAGACGACCAACAGTTATCAATTACGTTTGATTGTGACCATGGAAGTTAAGAGATTATCATAAGGATAGCAAGTTATTACTTTGCTCTATTGAATTTCTGGATTCCCTCCAAATATATATAATAACAACTTTACTGTATAGGATATATGTCAATAATTGAGTTTACTCCAGATCAAGACTTTTGTCAATTGTATCACACAATCTTTCCGGAAGTGACAAATAAAAATGGTATTTTTGGACAAAACGCCAAATGGTATGGTATTAAACTTGAGGGTGGGACAATTATCGCATTTTGTACAATTGGTATAATAGATCCACATAAAATTTTTGTATACAATGTGGGTGTGAATCAACCATATAGAGAACAAGGTTATGGAAAACAGTTAATGGATTATATCATTGAATTATACAACATGTGTGATATCTATTTATTTGTCAAAAAAAACAATCACAAAGCAATCAGATTATATCAAAAATGTCATTTCGGTTTCGCTCACAGAGCTTTTGTCCCTCCAATGGGGGAAATTTGTATGGAACACAATCATATAAGTTCATGAGTATATGGTAGTAGTTTTTCATATGATTTAGTGATTGTTGGAACAGATATTCCGCATTTTTCGGCGATATTTGTTTTCGTAATGCCCATATTATACATAGTCACGACGAAGAAGATACATCCACAAGCCATAGCTTGTGGTGTGTTTTTCGTCAATATTTTCAATTCATCGACGTTCTTCCCTAAAGCCATTATTTCAGTAGTGATTTTGGCGTCAATACCAAGATTATTACAGTAACGCTCAATAAAATCACTATATTTTGTAATGTATTTATTGAGATTAATCGATTTACTATCTTTCATTAACTCGTAAAAGAGATTGATTCCACGCGTGACGTCAGATGTTCTCACACCACAAATTTTTCCAATTTCTTGTGGTGACCGGGAAACTTCATATTCTTTGCAAGCATAAAATAAACAAGCAGCTATCAATCCATCACGAATATCTCCCCTTGATAGTTTAGTCTCACCAATATTATTTTGAATTTTACTGACTTCTGCGAAAAGTTTATGTGAAAATTCGACGATGTTTAGTGTCAATCCATTGTTGAAACCGTTTTGTGTCAGGCGATCAAATACCAATTTCAGACTTCTCTCATGATATGGCATAGATTGCCAATTATTAAGTTGTTTCAGATGATTGAAATAGTTATTCTTAGTGTATCCAATAGTGGTCCCATATGATGATTCAATCATCAATGGATTAACATATGTTCCACATCTCGTTGGATCCGACATGCGATGATCATCTACACTATAATTACGCCATTCGGCAGTATCATCAATAATCCCACCGTATTCATAGAAACAATTTCGACACAACAGTATACCTTCGTCAACAAATAGTCCAAAATAGTGGCAAGAAGGGCATTCATATATGCTCTGGTTGAGACTCACCATTCTTTTTTCGAAATCCCAATCATTTTCGATATCTGGAGATTGATGGGGGGTGGTTTCTTGTTCGAATTGTGCTAATATTTTCACGATATCAATTTTACAATCGGCCATTTTATTACTATTGAAAACAGAAATTTAATCATTTAAATTTCAATTTTATTTAAAATTATCTTACGATCGCAGAAACCATGTGGATGGATATTATTTGAACTGGGTTGACAAAAATTGATTTTTAAATATGATTCATATATAATTGTATTATCATTAACAATGAACACATTTACTGTGGAGGATGTCACTTTTTATTTTCAGAAATATAATGACCAATTACATATTCAAGTCACTGATCGTTCAATGAGTAATGTATATGCACTCACGATCAACAATGATACCTTGTGTCAACATATGAATAAAAATGTTGATATTTTTGAACAACTTCTGATCAATGGATTGAATTGCGAAAAACAATCAGAATTTAATATCTCATTGGAAGCAGATTATATTGATAAACCCCGACACACATTCGATATTATTCTCAAATCCGAGACAGAATTAATTGTGGAGGAAATCAAAGTATCTGTGCCATTTAGTCATAAAGTTTCAAATGTTACTATATGTCGCGAACCAGACACACTACCAGATCTTGATTATTCTGGCCCAGACATGTATACAGATCCAGATATAACTTCAGATGTAGAGGACGTAGTCGATCCAGATATAGACGAAGATGAAGAGATCTATCCAGATATAGAGGAAGAGGTAGATCCAGATGTAGAGGTATTTTTTGATAAAACTAAAAAACAGACTGGAAATTTTATTTTTGAAAAAAATATGCACTCCGCAGCCGAATGTCTTGAGAGAGACATTGATTGTATGCATGGGCAGACCGATCAACATGTTGGTATTGATAAATTAATACCTCAACTGATGTCAAGAGTGAGTACGCTTGAAAATACTGTGCGCCAATTTGTTGCACACATTAATGTGTGCAACAAATGTGTACAGCGACCAAATATCATCAACTAATGATGCGTTACGCACAATTCAGGTTGGACAGGATCGTTTTGCCCATATGGCTGATATGATCGCTGATTTGTCAAGTAAATTGGATAAGCTCAAATAGTAAAATTTATCTTCTTAATAATTTTTGATACACCTTCAATAAAGGTATATAATCATTTATTTCATTGTGAGTACTAACTCTCTTTGATTTAACACATTCAATAGCTGTTGATAAATCAAGCATACCATATTTAATAATGTAGCTAATAATTATAATTAATGAATGTCGGTTACCGGTCGAACAGTATACCAAAATATTGTAAGAATTGATGTTATTTTTTACAAGATTGCAGTACTCATCAATTAATCGACATATTTGCAGACAATCATCGGATGTATATGTTTCTGCAAATTGTATACGATATTTTATTTTAATGGCTGGATTATTTGGATATTTTGCTTCATCTGAACAATTTATGATGAATTGTATTTGTTTTTCCTTTAAAAAAACATCATTGTGGGCAACGGAAGTATCTCCTAACCATAATCCTGGAAGTATCTCCGTAACACTGGAATATGCCATTATGTATATATTAAAAGATGTTTTTCTAAATGATAAGAATTAAGAATTATAGTAAATATTTCACTGAAAAATGTATATAATATATATATATGAAAAGTCAAGTGAAACGTCAATCGAAACGCCAGACAAAACAAAGAGGTGCTGGGTCGACAGACTATGCGCAATCTTTTTATGCATATGGGGCAGATCCTGCACAACTATCACGTTTTACCCTCAATAATATCAATGATGCTCCAATGTTTAATCCATTACAAGCAAATACAACTTTCCCCACAGGCACTTCTGGTGTTATTCCTACAGGCGCATATTATAACTCAATTGCCAGCGCCCAAATTAACAATAGTTTAGGTCCTCCTACCCCAGGATCTCTACAGATGGGAGGATCACGAGAAGTCTACTATGTCACCAAAAATGGAAAACAAATAACTAATCGTTGGATTGCACATGTTTACAAGTTTTCAGAGCAAAATGGAATTAAGTATTCAGATGCGCTCAAGGATCCACGCGTCAAGAACGGTTACGTTAAAGCGAAAAAATAACTTGATACAAGATCAATAGATATTATATACAATTAAAATTGAAAAAGAAATTTCACTTTTACCATATTATACCACATACAATATGGAAAAAATTAACGAAACATTAATAAGTTCAATTGTGACGAATTTATTGGCTGACATATGTATCGATGAACTGCCGGTGGCCTCAATTAGTTTGGGAGAGCGCAATATGTTTGATACAGAGAACAAACACTATTTTCTAATAATCAACCAAGAAAGATTCGGATATACATTTGATATTTTGGAAAATAAGTGGATAACTTATGAATCTCGAACTGGTAACCTATGCAAAACTATTGGAATTCTTGACGTGTTACATCAAGAGAGATTTATGAAAATTTATGAAATAATGAACAAACATGACATTATGAATTTACGTTGCATTAGTTATAATAAATTGACTGGAATCGATGAATGGGTGTATTTTTTGAACAATGATAACACGATCGGAGGAAAACCATATTATATTGATATTAAAAATGGTGTTTTTTCACAACATTATCAATGAGAGATAATCATCCAATTGTGACTAAAGATCTATAAATGATACGTTGCTGATGAATTTATTATTGAGAACATAATTCACTTCCTAACCCATGAGAATGTGCCAGTACTGGTCATTTTACCAACAATAACTGCTCGATAAGAGTTACCAAATTGTTGTCCATAAAAGTTTCCTGATGTTTCATATGCAAAATATGCATTTCCATAAGTATCCACGGCAATGGACGGATATGTTTCATCGGCTGTCGTATTAAATTTTGGATTTTGACGGATCCAAACGACGCCTAAGGTCACTGAGTTGAGCTTCATAACGACAATATCAGATTGTCCTGTTTGTATTTGTCCAGAAACAGTGCCATTAGTTTGATATGTCACATAAATGTATCCACCATGATATGTCATTGCTGGATGTAACTCATTTTGTGCTGTGTTAAAAACTGGACTCTGTGTCATTTTAATTACATTTCCTTTGGAATCCAATTTACAAATAACCAGATCGGACATACCAACATTAATTTGACCACTAACAGCACCTCCATCAGTTGTATAACATATATATATATATCCAACTGCATCTATACATAGGACCGGATTAAGATCATAGAATATTGTATTGAAGATTGGTTGTTGAATGACCCAATATCCACCGCCGAGTGGATATATGGCACCATCAGAGTTTGCAAATTTTGCAATAACTATGTCGCTATAGCCACTGAATTGTTGCCCAACAATTCTACCGTAGCATGCATATGTGATGTAAAAGCAATCGTGATATTTGTCAACTCTCAAACAAGGCGTTTCATTACCACGATATGAATTATATATTCTACTTTGTCTTACATAAAGAGTGCTACCACTGGGAGATAATTTGAAATAAGCAATATCAAATTGGTCTTTTAGAGCAGTACGATACCCACCAGATACTCTCCCCTTAGTTTGATATGCAACATACAAATTCCCTATATTATCAACATCAGCTGAAGGTAATTCATCTGAACGTGTTGTATTAAATGTGCGATTTTGTTGGATCCACAAAATGTTTCCACTTTTGTCCATTTTTATGACTACTATATCGAATGGGAATAGTGACTCGCCTGGGACAATTTCACCACTCGTTTGATACACAACATAAAAATCAGTTCCAAATGGTACAATACAAGGATTCTGATTACTTTTAGAAGAATTAAATGTGTCATTTTTTAACTCCCATAATGTCATACCATTAGGATCCTTTTTCGAGATAACCAGATCTTGTTGGTTATTTGCTTTATGTTGATCAGTACCATATGAGAAAATGATATTGTTCTCACTATCACACGCAATGAATGGTCTTGACTCAACAGCAGTCAACATTTTGGTAACAACTATATCATATGGTCCATTGGTTGGTACTCCATTAATCGAACCATCTGTTGGGTATGTTAAGTACATAGCACCAGCAGAAGTAATTTTGATAGATGGGTTCAGATTTTCACCGGTTGTGTTGAAAGTAGGCTGCTGTTGCACCCACTGTGACCATCCCTCAGTGCTTATTTTAAAAATAACTACATCATATGTCCATCCAGTTAATGTTTGACCAGAAGTAATACCAGATGTACAGTATGCAACATAGACATTACCATTAATATCTGTCTGAATTACCGGATAAGCATCAGATGCAGTTGTGTTAAAGGATGGTTGTTGTATAATCCACTGACATACGCCGTCACCATTTAATTTGAAGACAACTATATCACTTGTACCACCAGTGTATACTTGACTCGATGCAGTACTATTAGTAATATACGCAACATATGAATTTTGATGAGGATCCACCGCAATGACAGGTAATTCATTGTCCCCTGTAGTGTTAAAGGATGGTTGTTGACGTACCCATAAAATTGAGCCAGCAGCATTTAATTTAAACACAATTACATCAGATGAACCAGTTATTGTCTGACCTGAGGCAGTTCCACCTGTAGTGCTATATGTGACATAAATGTTACCTGGTGTATCTACTGCAATCGATGGATCTGTATCATCATAAGACGTGTTGAATGATGAATTTTGTGTTACCCATTTAAAATTACCATCTGTATCCAATTTGAACACGACTATGTCATATCCACCTGTATGTTCCTGTCCAGGAACTGTACCATCTGTTCTATATGCAATGAATACATTACCATTAACATCAACAGCAATGGATGGATATAAATCATTCTGGTCGGTATTGAATAACGACTGTTGTTTAACCCACTTAAGGTTACCAAAAGTATCCATTTTAAACACAGCGATATCCCATCCGCCTGAGTGGATTTGTCCGGAACATACACCAATTGTCGGAAACACTACATAAACATTTCCTGAGGGATCGTTGGCTATAGCTGGCGCCCATCCCAGGCCAGACGTATTATAGGATGGTTGATGACGTATCCAGTGAATTTGGTTCAAAGGAGTAATTTTGGTGACAACTATATCATATGTCCCTCCAGCATATGGCTGACCATATTGATCAGTATTATTCCAATATGCTACATAGACATTACCGATTGCATCCACGGAACTTGATAAATAACAATTGACCATGGGATCAATATCTTCTACTAATTGACTGACATATATGTAACTATTAATGGCACCCAGAGCCATTAATGAACCGTTTGACGAGCAAGTCGCACCTAAATATCCGGTTGCTGGAATGTCCGTAATGTAAGTCCAAGTATTGCCAAAATCGTATGAATATCTTGGTATGCCACTAGTATTACCATCAGTCGCGAGAATTGTATTCCCGTCACCAGACATAGCCAAAGCGCGCCATACAGCAGTACCTGATTGTGACTGTTGTATCCATGTTATACCATAATCAGGCGAAACCCATATATTACCACTAATTAAACCACCCGCCAATTGACTTCCATTTTTGGATGAACTAACAACATACCATTGCCCTGCTGGTGCCTCATTTTGTAAAGTCCAATTGACACCAGCATCGGAAGAAGTATAAATTCTACCAGTGATAGGTGTACTGTCACATGCAACTAAGTTAATACCATTACTAGAAGAAGCGATACTTGACCATCGATGAAATCCAGCGGACGTTTGGCATGTCCATGTGGCACCTGAGTCAGTTGATGTCCAAATCCATCCTTCATTTCCAGATGAATCTATATGGCATGCCGCCAATTTAGTCCCATCACTCGACATAGTAATACTCAGCCACCATCTTTTCCCAGCACCTGTTCTTTCAGTCCATGTACCGCCATAATTATTTGATGTATAGATATAATCTGGCCCCTTCGCACATATTGCTAATTGTGCTCCAGTACTGGATGCAGCAACACAAGTCCACCCTTTGAGTGTGGCATTACTAATCTTCCAAGTAATTCCATAATCTTGTGATGTATAAACTTTTCCACCATTATCCTGACAAGCAATGAGTATTGCACCATTATCAGAACAAGCGATTGATCTCCAAGCAGATGCTGTGACAGCTCTCGGATGCCACACACGTCGAGATAATGTTAGTAAATGATCACCCATAATATTATATTATATCATGTAATTTCTAAGTGACGAGATCACAAATTTATATTGTATAGATTAATATATACGTTTAAATATGATAGTCATCATATTACTCATTATTTTACTCATAATTTGTTTGATGGGTCTCATTAGAAAACATGACCAATTAGAGTCATTCAGTGAAGTAAATGATGATATTGGTTATGGGAATCCTGTGTCAATGAGCGGAAAACCGAATCCTTATCCATATATAAATCAAGTCGGATATAGGAATCCGGTCATCTATCAAGGATTTGGTATTCCGTTAATTCATGAAGATCATCCAACGACTCCTAATGATCCGTCAATGTTTTATTTTTCTAATTATCGGTGTCGTCCAGAATGTTGTCTATATAGTTCCGATTCTTGTACAAACGGATGTGTCTGTCGCGGGGTTCAACCACAAACATATTTATTTCAAAACGAACATTTAACCCCACGATCATAACCTGACTTAAATGATTATTTGTAAATAAGGTACTGGTTCAAATCTTTTATAAATTATATAAGACTATTTTATAAATGTCAGTGCCAATCGTCGAATGGGTCAGACAACAGGGGTCATTTAATACACAAATGAATGATTATTTTCCACGCATTGTCTTAGATACCAATGGTGATATTATTGTTTGTTATTGTAGTGACAATGGTTATGTGACAGGGCAAACACACACAGGTGGTATTGATATTGTCATTTTTAAATTGTCACATACAGATGGTCAGTGTATTTGGGTCACACAACAACATTCATTCAATACAGAACAAGATGACTTGTATCCGCAAATTGTGGTTGATCAAGTCGGAGATATCTATATCTGTTATTGCACCGAAGGATCGGTTTCAGGCTACAGTACCAATGGATCTTGGGATATTGTCGTTTTTAAATTGGCTGGACAAACTGGCCACTGTGACTGGACTACACAAAACCCTTTGTTTAATACAAATGCTGGTGATGTTGACCCACAAATTGCTCTTGATACGTTGGGTAATCTATGTGTCTGTTATGTTTCGGGTGGTACTATTTCTAACTATATATCCACGAGTGGTCATAATTATCGGGGAGTTTCATCAGTTGGTGGATCCAACATAGTAGTTTTCCAATTAGGATGTCAGGATGGAGTATGTCATTGGGTTGTACAAAATCCCAGTTTCAATTCTGGTGATGATTTATGGCCACATTTAGCCATTGACCAGCATGGAGATATTTACATCTGTTATCACACAATATCCTCTGTTTCCGGCCAAACTAGCAGTGGTGGAAGTGATATTGTAATTTTTAAATTACATGGTGAAAATGGCAATTGTTTGTGGACAGCACAACAACCAACATTTAATACATCATTTAATGAAACAGGACCCAAAATTGCTCTTGATCAATCAGGCAATGCATACATTATGTATGCCACAACAGGCACTACATCTGGCCAAATGTTAACAGGTAGTCAAGACGTCGCTGTGTCTAAATTAGACGCTAATACTGGATTATGTCTCTGGGTAGCACAACAGCCATCGTTCAATGCAGATTTTACTAACGGCTGGTATTATAATTTAGTCATTGATGCAGATAACAATGTGTATGCCGTTTATATGGCATATTCTGGAGCTGTATCTGGACAAACACAAACTGGATATTTCGATGAAGTTGTTTTTAAATTAAATGGCTTAACCGGACGATGTCTATGGACTGCCCAACAACCAACATTCAATACAGACAATAACAACACATATCAACAAATTGCATTGGACAGAGAAGGTTATGTTTATGTCACTTATACTGCAGATGGTACAGTTTCAGGACAAACTGACTCGGGTGGGTTTGACATAGTAGTATTCAAATTAGACAAAAATACAGGACAGTGTCTATGGGTAATACAAAATCCACTAATCAATACTGAGCATGATGACGATTTGTATTTCAGTATATACCAAAATAATTTGCAAAATATGGTTATTGATACCAATGGATATGTATATATTGCATACATTACATATGGTACTGTATCTGGTCAAAGTAGTTTTGGCGAAGGATCAGATATTGTAGTATGTAAATTAGGACAACCTGTAATTTTATTCGAATATTGCCAAGGTGTATCGACAGGAAATCAGCCTGGTTCTATCGTTAATTACCAATATTCTATCAAAAATTCAGGTAGCACCCCAATAAATAATTTGACCGTGGTCGATAGTTTGGGTATGCTGGTGACTTTGGATCAAACAAATTTAGCACCAAATATCTCAACCAGCGGGCATGCCACATATTATCTAACTCAAGATGATGTCAATCGTGGATTTATTGATAGTTCCGCGACAGTTACAGGTCATTATGGTGAATCCACGGTCACTGATGACCAGAAAACAAAAGTGTTTTTGCAACCAACACCAGTCACACCCTTACCTCCACGACACTTTCATGGAAAGATCAGGAAATGTCACCACAAAAACGTTATGTCCTGAAAAGTAAATGGCATAAAAGTCATTCACACAATATCAATCATCATGTGGTTGCACAAATATTCACACATTATCATCTAAAATGGAGAAAACATACTCGTTCACCACATATGCAAAAATATATGATTTGTTCCGTCGATACTAACGGATCTAAAAGTAAATATATCAAATTAAAAATTACTTCAAAATAATGAATTATTGCTCCGCGACGGTTCTGATTCACGACCGACCAATTCACGACCGACCAATTCACATATATATATATATATATATAATGTTTTCATTGTCCGAAACTCATATCATCAATGAAGTATTACCATTGCCCGTCCGTGGAGTGCTAATTATATGACGATTACTACATCAAGCAATCGGAAGAAGAATTTTAATTGCTGGACAGAGTAACCGGAAATGTTAAACTTTCTGGTATGCCGCTCAAATGAAATACTGATGTCATATTGCGACAATGATGATCTTGAAAATGTGGAGATTCATGCAGATACACTTCATATCAATATGTCCATCAGATTACCACAAACAAAATCGGATTTAACTATAAACGGAGCAGATGGTTTAAAAGGTGCGGAATATTGATTTATATGTTAAACATTTTGAGTGTAGTGAATCAAATAAAACACCAATCATTATGCAAGGTTATCGAGGACAATCATGTGGTGATGAAAATTGGTTGAAATAGATAATACAGGTTTACACTTGATAAAAATTTATTCAACCATAATTTTTTATGGATAAAAATACAGGGTTTTCGCATGATAAAAATATCCAAGTGAAAAATAAAAACTTTCAAAAATTATTGTCCATGTTATATAAACTATATCAAAAATTCAAATAGCAATGAACAAATATACTCCTTTGATTGTATGTTTTCTTTTTCATTGATCAACGCACTAGTTCAAGGTTTGTAAGATTGATTTTAAATGACGTTCATACAATTAAAGGAGGATTATGATTAAATGTGTGGATGAAGAACGATATGATTGGATAATGATCTCGCATAAATGTTCACCAATATTATTGACATCCTGATTATACTTTTCCCATACCAATATGTTTTCATCTTATTTTTAAAAGGACCATTGACTTTATAATCAAGTGGTTGTAAATCAGCAGTTAATCCTTTGGGTACTTCCAACAATTCAATATTCAATGAATGTGCTTTCTCAATAATTGCATGTGTTTGGTGAGCTTTATAAGCATCTAAAATACACAATGATTTGTGTCCTTGACTATGTCGTCCAATATATTCAATCACTGTGAGGATGGTTGGTTCATTAAACCATCCTTTATCTGTGTATGTCATGATGCATTGATTGTGATTTACATATGAACCATATTTGTTCAATGATCTTGCCGTTTTCCTTTGGCATTTAGAAAGATCCCGACCTTTTTACCCATTGCAGTAATAACTGGACAGATACTGATACCTTTGCCTTTTAATGTATTGATGATTCTCGGTTGATTAATAGAGTTTTTCATTGTAATAGTTTTCATGCCAGACTCACCACCAAAGGAGGTTTCATCAATATTATAAACATGCATCCAACCATTTCTCCAATAAAATTATGGAATCGTGTTTTATATTCAAGCACCACCACTTGATAATCCTCAGGATTTTATGTCCCCTTGCAGATGATCTCAGTGAAATTGTTTGAGATGATAGATCATGTCTCTTCAGAAAATTGGAACCCCTCCCCCGTTACTTGCATGAAATAAATGTGTCGGATCACCGTTTGGTTTTTCTAATTGCCATTGTTTGATGGTCAGTTCTGATACTTTTTTAAATGTCACTTGATTACATGATTGATTCATTGACAAAATCATATTTTTAACAATCATCTCTCCTTCATTTGATAAACTTTCTTTTTGCATTATATTTTCTATTATCGTCATGAATTAAACATGACGGTCGATCCAAGTCAATCCATTCTTTATATTTTCCTAATCATCTGTACTGTGATTAATGGAAACTGTTCATTAATAATTCGAATTGCCTTTGATAATTTTTCTTTCCTTGGATATCAACATATTGATAATCTAATATTGTAACACAATGGAGAAAATCTTGATTTTGATAATAATTTCTATGGTGTTTATTCATCTTACCTTGTCACAGTAATTCAATGTAATTTTATCCATAAAAATTTTATGGTTGAATAAATTTTTATCAAGTGTAAACCCTGTATATCATATATTAACATTATTATAATGTTTGATCTTCGTCGTCTTTTCACAAATTTCAACGTTAAGAGGGTGTCCAGAAATACAACATTGGTAAAATTCAAAAATGATTTACTATTCTTTCCAGTAAATCATTTTAGAGTCATATCTATCAATGTAGTATCTGATTATTTTTAATAAATATTTTATTATGATCCATAGGTATTTTTATATTTCCTATAAACTTGAAACACAAAAAGTGACACCACATGAGATAATCTATGGGTGTTTACTTATGGACGAACAATTGATAACATGTGATACAAAGTAATGCTAAATACAAATATGTCCGATATGAATCAACGGTCTTTGTGTATTTGATCATCAGTCCTCTAAACCCTCTAATATTACCATTCAACCGGTCAAGTCGATTACGATATTGATTGAGCATAGTCATTTCTTCAGTTGGTCGGTGATGACTCATCTATGAAGGAGATCTTGTTTTTTTCGGTTTTGAGATGAGATGTATCTTATGTTTGTGCTCTATCTGGTCAATATATCTGCGGCCTGCAGATCCTGAATCAGCCAAACAATTCAAACCAGTCAGATCTGTCATGGATATATCAATAGTCTCTGGTCGGATTTTAGCATCATGAATGTTACCACCATCCACATGTACTGCATGAGTGACTAAATTTTGGTCACAGATCAAAGACACTTTGAGTCCTTTTCTTCCTCGATCAGTTGGGTTTCTTCCTAATCCTTGTGATCCGTCCATGGATTTCACAGGAATGTATCAGTATTTACGAGGTCATTCTTACCTAAGGTAGTATTTTCAACAATCAATTCTCTGTACAGTTGATCTAGTATTTGGTATTTAGCAATCAAATTAAAATAATAGTAATATGTGTTTTTTTGCAATCCCGAACTGGTCTTTAATGTAGGACATCTTCATACCATTATCAGCCATAAAAAACATACAATTGAGGACTTGCATCAAATCAATGGTTCTTTTCCTCCCACATGCTGTTTTTGTGATGTTCAATCACATCTGAAATCCGTTGAATGAAGATAGATTTTAAGTGATCAAACGTATCCTTATAGAATTTGGTTGAGGATAATTTTGAGAAACTATCGAATAATCTCTTAAAATCAAACATTGAATCTGATTTTAAGCAAGAATATAAAATACAAATTATTTTTAATCTTTTTAACGAAGATCGTATTTCTGGACACCCTCTAAATAACAAATTTGTTATTGTGTGAGAACGGTGTAACATTTTCATGTCATTGATCTATATAGTACAAATTTGAGTAACTAATATCTCTTGGACGCAAATCTACACATTCACTCACTAAACGCTTATATGTTCCACTCTGGCGAGTCAATATAACAACATCAAAATTATACAATTTTGCTAATCGGGTGATATCTTGATCATGGCGGTCAAATAGTCCACCAGCAAACACTAATTGCTTGACTGTTCCGTTGATGGAATCAATAATTTCAAGATCGTTCGTAACTTTCAGATCACATGTATCAAAAATTATAGTTTTTTCTTGCTGTGACAATTGTTTTTCAATTGAGTCGAAAATAGGCTCAAGCGAGCCTAGAGGGACTCCTAATTGATATTCAAATTCTTTTAAAACTTCATCTCGTAATTCTAATTCAGACGCAATTCGATCGCGTGCATTATTATATTGTATCCTCATCAATTTGATTGTATCTTTGTTTTTCTCATGTTGTGCTAATTCTTTCAATCGGTCCATTTCCTTGAAGCTATCTGACATCCTGATGAGTTCTAATATTGCTGTCAATTTATTTTTTGTGATCAACGTTTTTGGGCTATATAAATAGACACCACTCTCGGGCTCAATATAATACCATGTAAATTGTGGCATTTCTTTGATTTGAACATTATGTCCATAATAACCTTGTTTAATACCTCTTCCATATCTTATCACGGGTATATATGTATTAATATATATACCAAAATTATAATCCAAACAAAAACAATCTTCTTGATCAATCATTTTACTAATTATTAATCCTTTCGGGGTAATGGTTGGTATAGATGTGTTCTCAAAAGCTGTAATTTTTGTTTTCGGTAAGGCTGCGCGTTTACTACTATATTGTGGTGATCCAGGACAGATTGGAGATGGTCTTATTCCCTGTAAATAAATCATCAGTTCTTCTTTTTCTAATCCATTGATTTCAATCAAATGGTAAAGATTTCTGCAATCATATAATGAATCTGTTTGATATTTGTATGCGATCTCACCTATACCCCTGAAATTGGAATCTTTAGTATTTTTTTTGATCATATTTGGATTTTCTTGATAATGAAATATGAGAACATCCCCAAGTTCGTTAATAAAACGATTTATATCTTCTTTGATTCGCAAATATGGATAGATACTATCTATTGTTGACGTGAGCGTATTTGGATTTAGTAGATATGCAAGAATATGATGGTATAATGTGAAACTATATGATCTCCTCTTTTCCCAGACAGGAACTTTCTTGTTTAGATCTATATTTTCACCCAATAATTTGACAATAATCGGGAAATCATCGTTCTTTATAGCATTGATAAGTTCACGTTCAGACATGTTAAGTTATATATATATATATATATATATATTATACACCATTATCGCATGATAAGAAATTCCTTATTCACATATCAATCTGTAGGTGTAATTGAAGGATTATTTGATTGAGGAATTTCTTATTAAGTGATAATGGTGTATATATATGTTATATACCATTATCGCATGATAAGAAATTCCTTATTAAGTGATAATGGTGTATATATGTATAACATAATATAATATACTCACACAATAACAAATTTGTCATTTGAATAAATATTCTTGATCTTCACAAATTTATTTTCTAAACATTTAGAGGGTGTCCAGAAATACAACATTGGTAAAAATTCAAAATGATTTACTATTTTCCAGTAAATTATTTTAGAGTTATATCTATCAATTTAGTATCTGATTATTTTTAAAATAAATATTTTATTATGATCCATAGGTATTTTTATATTTTCTATAAACTTGAAACACATAGGGTGACGCCACATGAGATAATCTATGGGTGTTTACTCATGGACGAACAATTGATAACATGTGATACAAAGTAATGCTAAATACCAATATGTCCGATATGAATCAATGGTCTTTGTGTATTTGATCATCAGTCCTCTAATATTATCATTCAATCGCTCAAGTCGATTACGATAGTGATTGAGCATAGTCATTTCTTCGGTTGGTCGGTGATGACTCATCTTTGAGGAAGATCTTGTTCTTTTCGGTTTTGAGATGAGATGTATCTTATGTTTGTGCTCTATCTGGTCAATATATCTGCGGCCTGCATATCCAGAATCAGCCAAACAATTCAAACCAGCCAGATCTGTAATGGATACACCAATGGTCTCCGGTAAGATTTTAGCATCATCCACATGTACTGGATGTGTGACTAAATTTTGGTCACAGATCAAAGACACTTTGAGTCCTTTTCTTCCTCGATCAGTTGGGTTTCTTCCTAATCCTTGTGATCCGTCCATGGATTTCACAGGAATGTATCAGTATTTACGAGGTCATTCTTACCTAAGCTAGTATTTCAACAATCAATTCTCTATACAGTTGTTCTAGTATTTGATATTTAGAAATCAAATTAAAATAATAGTAATATGTGCTTTTGACAATCCCGAACTGGTCTTTGATGTAGGACATCTTCATACCATTATCAGCCATAAAAAAACATACAATTGAGGACTTGCATCAAATTAACGGGTTTTTCCTCCCCACATGCTGCTTTTTGTGATGTTCAATCACATCTGAAATCCGTTGAATGAAGATAGATTTTAAGTGATCAAACGTATCCTTATAGAATTTGGTTGAGGATATTTTGAGAAACTATCGAATAATCTCTTAAAATCAAACACTGAATCTGATTTTAAGCAAGAATATAAAATACAAATTATTTTAATCTTTTCAACGAAGATCGTATTTCTGGACACCCTCTGAACGTAAACTACACCATTATCACATGATAAGAAATTCCTAATTCAAATTAAATTTTAAAAATATTGTTTTGTAAATATTTTTTATCAAGTGCAAACCCTGTATTTTCATAATTTTAATTTTTGGACACTCTCTAAATTTGTACCGCGCGTGATAAATAACTTTTCCCACAGGAAAAATTATTTTGGCAATGAGACCAAGAATTGATAAACCTTTTTTCAAACAATTCATATATAATGAAGTCATATTATTTTATTCAAAATTTCGAAAATTGAGGAATCATCCAGATAACATATACACGAGGAATTCATAAATGAAAAATTTGAATGATTCAAATCTAATATCATTCAATTATGATTAGATTCAAATGAGTAAACCTACATCTAATGGTAATATTAGTTCTGATTCTACAAATTGTCAAGGAATATCTGATGCTCTTAAAGCAAGCAGAGAACGCAAACGACAATATGTTCAACAATTAGAAAAAACTATCCATATTTTAACGACCGATAAGGTCGAATTACAAGTTAAAGTTGCAACTTTAACCAACCAACTCTGGGAACAATCCCTGAAAATTGATCAATTAGAGAAAGAATTAGTTGTGTTCACCCATCAACAAAATAAGGGTCTGATGCGTAAATAGGCTACATATACATAAAAACAAAAATGATTGTTTTTTCTGATATATTTTAACATATACTTAAAATTCAGATGGATGATTACCAACAAGTGACACACAAAAAGAGTCATCGTCGTAAAAATAGTCCGAGAAAGACTTATTCGAGAAGATGTTGTGAAAATTATCTATGATATATTGACCAATTACGATCACATAACAATACCCCATTATGTTGGTTTGGTTGGTTCTGTTTCGAGAAATTTACACCATGAAAGTTCTGATGTCGCTGTGATTTGTATATGGAAGCATGTTCCATGTTTTGAAGATTTAGAAGAAATCAAAAAACTATGGAAAAAAACATTCAGAACAGATGTTGATCTTATTGTAATGAAATATGTGGCTCCTTCGTAAAACATGATGAACGAGAACATTCATTTTGTGAAAACGATATGTGTGACGCAATCACCATTATTGGTAACGAAACTGTTGATATAATGTTTAGTAAGTTAGTTTATAAACTAGTTTAAATGGTCCATACACTATTAGAAAAAGGTATCGACATTTTACTGTTGTTAAATCTGATTTGATAACAACCAATAAATAAAATTGAATTTTTTCACATGTTTTATCTATAACATAACAAATGGTTTCTTACAATTCGACTGAAATTGAAAGACAAGAAAAGTTTGTTCGTCAACACTATCAACAAGCTAAAAAACAACTTCCATCACGTAGTAAAATCCATTTTAAAAGCAAATTGAGACAATGTTATCACCATAATGATAATAATGATAAGTGGATTGTGTCACGTGATTGGAACATAGCAGAGTCTCGTATTAGTTTGAGATAAATTACCAAATGTTCGTTTATTGAAATACTCACCTATTTTGTTATTACTTTGATGTTTCTTATCAAAGTAATGTATCTGGCACGACATATCCAAAATGTTCAACCCGAAGGGATTGAAGTTAATATGTGTTAATCGACTGGCATTTGGTGAACTATGGCGCAAGGTTGCGATCCTAAGGCGAAAATAATGTCAAAAGTGATACATGGTTATAATCACTCAAAAATTGATTCCTTTATCCGACAAAATATGGTTTAAACCATAAAATGATTTGTAAAGGATGCGAATGTGAAATCATTGACGATAATAAGAGTACACGTTGACATATATGGCAACATCTTTTTGTACTTTTTGTTGGCAACAAAATGGACTAATGAAAGAAAATGACATGTATACATGTGGAGATTGTTTAAATCTAGTTAAGATAGAAATAGAAAACATCTATTGTTGTCGGGATTCAGAATATCAAGTTTTTGAATTTATATATCTGAATTTGGATAAAAAAAGGAACGTGAATTGTTACAATATTGTTCGCGAGAAGATGTTCATATTGAAGATGCTTACCAAGTTCTAGACATTATACATAAGTGTCAGTTTGTTTCAAATAATAAGGAAGACTATGACTTGAGTGACTATCGATTGACGTATATTATCTGTTAACTCAATTAACACCAAAATCTATTATCAATCGAGTGATATACTTCGACATGAGTGAATGTGAGTCAATTGAAATATGTCCAATCGTATAGAAGAAACACACAAGAAAAATTGAATTGATATCAGCTCAGCTGAATGACATTGATCACATCAATGTCATTCAGTTTCTGTGCATATCCCATACAAGTATATGAAGATACAGAATTACCACATATTCAATATGCAAGTTCAATAGTCGTACCCTCATCTCAAGGGTTTGGACAACAAAGTGTATTTCATGTTGACAAAAAGAGCGAATGTGCTTTAGTTAACCAATTTTATTTGACAAATAAAGGAATGACCCCGTTTGATGTCACTATGGTTGACTCTTATGTACTAACCATCGGGGACAAAATTATTTCGAAATATTTACCTACTGTTGTGGATAATCTGGATATACTTCCCCTAAATATATTAGACAATAAGTTAATTTACCTAAAATATTGTCCTAATCTGACAATCACTGTCACATTCAAGTCTTCTATATTTTTAGAAGATATAGTGTTATCTTTCACGGGATATGTCACTGATTGTGAAAATATACCGTCTAAAATTGTCCAGACAGTCAAGACAACACAATCAATTAAGTTCATAATGGATACCAAATGTGTGGCACGGACACCATTAGCATTCAATGGTTATATTGATGATGTAACGATTATTTTTGATAAAGATGTTAAATGTGAGGAGATGCTCTTACATATCAATCATTTTGATTTTTGGAACCCAGTGATTGACCCGGATCGGGTCACAATGATCTTGAATCATTGTTATAATTTAAAAACAGAGAAAAATACCCATTGGCGTCCGATGGGTTTAGATTTTAATCGTATAGATCTAGCTGAACTTAAAATTAAAGTCCCAATCGAAACAATAATGCCATTAACAATCTCTATTATCGCCAAAGGAACCGCAACGATTATTTACCGGGAATGTCAAATTGAAATGATTTAAAAATATGTGTATTATGTCTGTATAATGGTAAAACATCAGAAACAGTTATATGCATCAATTTTATTAAAGATCAAACAGAGTCTCGATTTAGTTGGTAATGACAGGGAAGAAGCATTTGATCAATTAAAATCTATTTTAATTACTTTGGATGACGAACACATTAATATTGATGAGTTATGCCGTTCTAGTGGTGATTCTCAAGCATATTATCACAATAAATATTTAATGAGTGTTTTTTACCTAACATTAGGCGAATGTTATGATTTTACTCTTGGACCGGGTATTAGTAATACCAACCTAGCTAAAAAATATTACATGTTGTCTGATCAACCTCCTGCAAAATGGAGGATAGCCCGCTTATATTTAGCAAAAAAAATTCGATATGACGGTGATGTCAATGTGATCGCGTATCGATTAATTGCCGAAGCAATTGAGTCGCTGATTGGTGAACTTCATAATCAAAGATATTTTGGGAAACGATTAGATTATCTAGTTGACATGTATGATGACTTACATCAGTTACCCTTACCCATACAGGAAAAAGAAATTCATAATGTATACTTTGACATTGTTCAATGGATCATAAATAACCAACAAAACATCCGATCTGAACATCAAGATATAATTGCACGTTTACTCACATTTGATGTATCTACTCAAACACCCAGAGAAGATAATTTACTTGTGGAAATTAGTCAACTAACTTGATATTAATAACACAATAAACTTATTTAACAAATTATCAAATAACATCTTGTATCTATGACGACCATCGACGGTAAAAATGTAAAAATGCACCAAACTTCTCGAATCAGATCGAGGACTTTGGTGTGGTAGATGTTTTTATTTTCTGAGGGAACGTAACATATGTTTAGAATGTGGGCAGAATAAAGTCACACCAAATCACAAATTTTGTCAAGTTTGTCACAATAAACTATTTCCAAAGAAGTGTCTATATTGTTTGAAAGAACCAGTGAGTGGAAATAGTGTGTATTGTCCACGGTGTGTTGCCATTCCAAAATGTACCTGGTGTGGTGAGAGACCAGGACATGTGATTTATCACATTTGTGCTAGATGCCGAGCAGAAGGAGTATGTGCTTGTGAATGGTGTGGTACACCACATGACTCAGGTAATATGTACTGTTGTAGCCAATGTGAAAATGATGCATCATCTGGAAAACAGCCACCGGTGTTTCAAGAATCAAAATCTTCATCTCCAAAAGAGTCATCCCCGTGGTACCGCGTAGTAATTTATCAGTTGATCCAGTTAAACCAGTTAAACCAGCTAAACCAGTTTTATTGTACGTGAAAGGAGGTATTTCATATGCTGACATGTTGAAGAAAAACTAACATAAGGGAAAAATTTGAATTTGATTCTTTTGGGGTATACTATTCATTTCAGAGCCAACGTGAAATCGCATGGCACAAATCACTATTGTTCGTCAAAAATTTCTGAATATGATCCAACATACTGGAAATATTTCGGTCAATGCGAAGATTGTGGACAATATATTCCACTTGAACGGAGAGAAGCCTGTGCTGACAGCGACTGTTGTTGGCAGTTAGTCTGCCGCAAAGGCTGTAAATATGTATGCCAAAATGGACATACAAACTATGTGTTTTGTGATGATCAAAATGTTGAGACCTGTGACACGTGTGATAATCAGTTCACAGTTGAGTGACATTGGTTTGGTATTTCAAGAGCAGAGCATTTTCACCGTTTTGATTACTAACGGATAATTTTATCGAGTATGTTTGACAAAATTTACTTTGTTTTCTCAAAATAAAAATTGAATATCTGTATTGTTTCAGTGTGACAATATAAATAAAATGAGCGGCTTGATTAAGTACAAAATCGTTCAAGGAGATAAAAAGTTTTACCTTCTCAAATTTGAGAATAATTGTACGCAACAAGTCCAGAGATTACCCAGTTCAATCCTGGAAATTGAGAATAATTATGGGAACATTGTCTTGAAAATAGGCAACATAACATACTTATTAATCCACATAGGGGAATCAATCTATGAATTGATTGAACTTGAACATAATTTATTTCCCATAACAATTGATGGGAAAACATTATTTTATGGATTTATTGGTTGGATGTGTGGGGGACCTGTGGGATGTATCGTTGGTGTGTGTTTTGGATCCGTTTTATAAAGCGAATCAATATGTCTTATTAAATGATCAAAATAAGGCTGCTTTGTCAAAATTGAATGTCAATAATTTGGTAGATGTTTATCATCCATTAACAATGGATACGGAAGAATATTAGTTCCAATCAGATCAGCAAGTCAACCACCCGAGGTGTCAATGAAAATACATTTGATACCACATACACCTCCACCAGTTCCATTTAATGCACCAGATGGTACACCATCTCTTGTTTCCAAGGAGAATTTACATCATCATAAGAATAACCTGACAAGTAATAGGGATGTATGATTGAAAAACAAGCTAAAAATTGATTCATGACAATAACAAAATCACATCCCATTTATTATCTAAATGGGAACCCACATTGAAGATGCGCTAGGATTGAATCAACTTAGTTCAAATGCGGTACATTTGGTAGAACACATTATATCATCTCTCGATGCACCTGAAGATTTTCCAGTCCTACTCTCGAATGTTATCCGAGAAGTAGACAGATTACCAGATAGTCAAAGACTTGATACCTTCTTAAATAAGACAACACTTCACATTGAAATGGATGAAGGGCTCAATGAATTTTTTAGAAGTGCTATACGATCATTCTATCAGCAGTCACAGCTTGAGCTGGCTCAAGCTAACATAGAGTCATCTGATAGGCAAAACGATTCTGATTCCTCTGAGGAGAATGATCCTGAGGATGAGGATGAGGATGAAGATGAGGATGAAGATGATGTCTCAATAGACACACATAATCCATCTTAAAAGTCAAGTTTTACGACACGTACAGTGTCCGTTGTGTAGAACATTGAGCGAAATTAATAGTGAACAAAGAAAAGTATGTGGTATTGATGTTAAATGTTCTATCTGTTGGGATCGAAACGTCCAAATATTTTTCTCCAGTTGTGGACATGTATGTTTGTGTGAAGAGTGTTTTAATACTCTATCTCAAGATAAGAGTCAGTGACATATTCTTACTCCAACAACATTGCCATTTTGATCTAACATAAATTCGTTTGTATATAAATGGTCTTCATGATAAATCATTTGTTCGGACCTTTTGTGTTGAAATGGAGAATGATATGACCAATTAGTATTACCATATTGAAACACATAGATCATTGGATGATTGTTTGTTTGGTGCACAGGTGGAATATTTTGTGGGTCACCAAAAATCCAATAGATTTCCATCCCATTGAATAAAAAACCTTTGTTGGAATGTTGAATGATTATTGTCCATTGACAATAATCAGCTATGAAACAATTTTCAACAAATAAGGCCTTATTTGTTGAAATGGGTATGGGTTCTCTAAAAATAATGCGTATACTTGTCCATATTGTCCCAAACATATCTCAGCTGTGGCAAATATTTGCCCATTCAATAACAACTGAACCCTGTCTACTGGTAGCCGATAATCCAAGAACATATTATAAGATGCTGTAATAATAATTTCAACACCAATAAATCCATTGTGATGAAGCCGTTTCACTGTTTCATCACAATATGATCCTAATCTCACCTGTCCAGAAAAAGAATTATTATTGTTATTAACATAGGCTAATCGAATAATATCTTCAGCTATCCGTTCCCATATTTAACATCGCTTGGTATGCACATACCAAGGGAGCCAATATGTTGGCTAACTGTAGGTATATACAGCTCAACTTTTTTCTTAAATTCACCAGAAATACCCCAAAATTCAAAAACCATTATATCAATATACAATGATGTATGATCATATCTTACAATTGATTCAATTTTTATGACCATAAATGTATCAATCATTGATAATGGGATTCCTTTGAGTATCAAGTGTTTCGTTTTATATACAGGGAAAACAGATACTTTTAACAAGATAATGTTGACATATTAGATGTTGACATATTTTCATAGATAAGAATAACAACTTTGGTAATCTATGGCCATAATATCTTTTTTGTATAGTTGTTGAACAATACTGAAACTAATTTGGCATTCAATACCACATTCCCATATATGATAATACCATAATTCACCAATTTCTCTGGCTTTGTAATTATTTTTCCTAATAATTAATTGTGTGGTGTAATGTGTATCGATGTGTTGGTCGAATCCTTTACCCAGATATTTCCCTAAATATGCCCTGTATTTATCTTTTTCACTGGCGTATTTTGGGTATTGCAGACATAATTTATACTCATCCCATACATCATGAAAATCACTGGGATGTTTCGGAAAAACCACTGATTGACTGGATTGGTCTAATTGCTCAATAATTTTGAGTACTTTATCTACAACCACCATATTTTTACAATCAAAGTAACACAAATAATCATATAGGCTGAATAGTTCACAATGGTGTGGACATGACTTCAATTCCTTAGCACTGAAAGCATCCTTGACATCATCGTTATAAATAGGTACATCATTTATATACACAGCACTCCATTTTGCTTGAATCGCGCGATCATATGTATTTTGATTATTTGTGAAAAAAAAACATGCATATTTTTCAGACGGAAGTGGAGGTACAACATTGGCCCAATTACTATCTCCTCCGAAGAAAACAGTATAAAATGCTATTTTCTTAGTTTGTAGAATACTCATTATGTATAAATGAGTTGTGTAATAATTTTATGTAACTTCACTTATCTGTATAATTTCGTTTGTTTGCCAAAATTAATATGCATGTAGAATATAACTTGGATGGAAAAGCGGGAATTGGTGTCTAATGTTTCATATATGGGCGGGATGAATTATTCTTTATTAGATGATGTAAAAATTATGCAACAAATTATTGACGGTAATTATGACATGCATATTGCGGCCAAGTATGCTGATCAAGTGTGTATCAATAACCATAAAAATATAATGTTTCTATGAGAACAATTCAACATAAATTTATGAACTGACGAAAATTGCGACAATCTAGGGATGCGATGAACAATCCAACATCATTGGGAAACATTGCATTACATTCACCACCATCATTCAATCAAATCGCAACACAAATGTATGGTCGGATAATAAATATAGTAAGGGGTCTATCGTTCAAAACATATGACTATCTATTATACCTTTTACGTTAATCAACCATGTTGAAACATTATATGTCTCTCAAATGTAATTTCTCCTGAAAAACGATTACGAAATGTCAACAACAGAGACAAAGTTAAACCATATATTTTGAAACCATAACTATTTTAGTCTATCTTGTGGATAGACTAAAATGATTAAATGGTATTTCAGGATTTAATTGATTCGCAAAATAAGAGGGTGTCCAGAAATACAACATTGGTAAAAAAATTCAAAAGTGATTTACTATTCTTCCCAGTAAATCATTTTGAGTCATATCTATCAATGTAGTATCTGATTATTTAAAAATAAATATTTTATTATGATCCATAGGTATTTTTATTTTTTCTATAAACTTGAAACACACAGAGTGACACCACATGAGATAATCTGTGGA